TGCTTCATTTTAAGACCTGATAAAATATTGGATATATCACTAGGACCCTTCATCTCAGGACGCCTTGACTGTTCTGATGCGGGAATATTGCGACTAGCATTTATGTCAGGTCTATTTGAAAGAGGAACATATCCTGGTCTTACTGGAGGGGGTGCTGATGTTGGACCTTGTGTCGCAATTGGCTGAGGTGGTGGTCTATTCGATTGTGGCATAAACTGTTGATGGGGATTATATTGTTGCTGTTGTTGTTGCTGCTGCTGTTGTTGTTGTTGCTGCTGTTGTTGTTGTTGCTGCTGCTGTTGCTGTCCTTGTTGGCGTGATTGTTGACGTGATTGTTGCCCTTCCATCATAGACCCCATGAACCCACCTAGCCCAGGATTGTTTTGACCCATTGAATTTACAGCAGCACTTGTGAATTGTTGCATTAAATCCGGATTTTGGCGCATAATATCGTCCATACCAGGCATGGATGATTTGAACATACTGTTTGTCATATGAACCATTAAAGCACTACCACCTAATTGAAATAACAACTTCAATTCAGGAGCCATTGATGCCTTTGTCTTGTATTTATCATGTAGTTCAGCAAAAATCTCGTCATAATCATCGATGTTTTCGTTTATCTGTTCTGACCAACCATCTAATTTTACATCAAATGGATCAAATTTATTATTTAAAAATTCTATTCCTGTTATACAGGCCATTAACATTTTTCCTTGAAATTTTACAGCATTCTTTCTCTCTTTTTCAGAAACAATCGACTCATATTCTCCTTTCATTTCAAGCAAATTGGATTCCATGTCGTATTTTTTTGTTAGTTTAATACCCTTTCTTTCTAAATCCTCCAATTTTTGTAAATAAGAAAATTTTTCTTTTAATGATTCCTCTTTACTCATGCTGGGCTGTGCTTGTGATTTTGTAATATCTGGATTAATAGGAATATCGTTAAACTTGCCATAACCATCCCATGTTTTTTTTTCGTCACTTGATTGTTGCTTTGTAGACGCACCCAAATTTAATGGTAATGGCTCATTTATACTAACATTGTCATCATTCAAATTATTATCGTCTAAATCCTCCTTTAACTTGAAGGAGGTTGAAAACATGGATGACCTAGCAGATTTCATACTTTTTTGCGGCATTGCTAAATCATTTAATTCGTCTTCTAACTTATTCAAATCATTCACATCTATATCATCTGATAAGCCTCCTCCTCTACTGCTTCCGATTGAATTCTTTTTTCTATCATTCATTAATAATTCAATTCCTGAACCAAAACTTGATAACTTGGGACCACCTATATTAATTGTGTCTCCAGCATCAAAATCACTAATATCGATAATTTCAGGTTCACCCATTATGAATTAAATAGAAACTTTAATTTTAAATCAAACCCATTTATTATATAATATTTATCATGTCCTTCAAATACCAGATGCCTTGTAGAAAACAGTCTGCCAAATCATCCTTCTTTTTACTTGTATGAAACATCTCTAAATGTTTCCCGAATTGTTCGTTATTAATTATTAACTCTTCGCATATTTCAATTCCCATAGATTTTCTCTCGTTATAGGTTGTTTTTTTTGAAACATATTCCTTCAGTTTATTCGAGGCTGATATAAAGTGTATATCTGTCGTATCTTTCATTATAAAATACTGAGCTATCATTCCTTGTAAGGTTTTCATTCTATTTGCGATTGGACTTATTTGATTTTCAATAATAACAGTGTCTATATATAAATCTCCGTATAGCTTGTCTAGTTTGTCTTTTAAATTAATACCAATATCAATTAGACTTAAATCAGTTGTTTTTACTTTATTCGAGAATGGAACAATATATTTCTGCTGAAACTCTTTGTCCAAATACTCTAAAAGAAGTATTTTACTTTGCTTCGGATCAAATTCAATACATTGTGTTGTTAATATATCTTTAATTTCAATGATTTTCTTTTTTTTTAATTTATTTAATTCTAAATCATGTGGAATAATGTGATGATTTGTATCTTTACAATGCTTTTTACAATAATATTTTTCATTATATGAATAATTTGCCTTCTTTCCACAGGAACAATTTACTACCAGTTCATTACATAAACTTACTACATCCCATTTTTCAATGGCATACTTGTCTTTGTTTTCTATATCGAACAAACAAAGAGCCAAGTTTTTTATCCCCACATCAATACTTAGTATTTTCATTATAGTAAAACTGTATCATTTGTTTATTTACTAAATTCAATAAATATATTACAATACTTATTGAACGTTACAGGTGTTTATTATTTATTTCAGTTCAACATCCTTTAGTTTGGATTAGGATATTTTTGCTGTAATAATTGCTCTTGTGTAATTGCTGGAGCAACCATTCTAGATTGAAGTTGATAAGAAGATAAATAAACATTCTTCAAATCACTATTTTCGTATCCATAGGGTTGCGATTTTTCCATACACGACTTGTATAAAAATGGCGTGTTTGAAATTGGCTCACCAGTCCTTAAAGCAGGACAATAACAACATTCATCACACGCCTCCAATTGATTTGACCTTATGACTGCGTCTGCGTTTTCTGTTAAATACTTTCTGTATTGCCAATTAGACTTGATATTGTTCTCTTTTCTTATTTCTTCGTTTATTTGAGCACCCGGTTGCCACTTTGAATAATTTCGTCCATCTGTCATTATAGGTGGAAAATCGAAATGAATATTATTAGATCCAGCATAACATGTTCCCCAACTCATTATGTATGTATATATATATTCATAGAGAAAATGTATTCTACTTATTTGCTAATAAAGATATTAATTCCTTCTTTGTTTTCTTGTCACCTGCTTCAATAATATGGGCTTCTTCTGCCATCTTCCTTAATGTTTGTACGTTTAACGTTTTCAAATCAGTATTGGGAACATTGTCATCTGTCTCTTTTTTATTAATCTCTATTAATCCTATTGGTTTTATTGTATTCTTAATATTATCTCCTTCATATATTCCAGATTTAACAACATCATCGTCACTATTATTAATATCGCTATCACTATCACTATCACTATCACTATCGTCACTATCATTCTCATCATTATTATCGTCACTATTATTCAATTTATCAATATTCATAATTTCCGGATATATTTCTTCTAAACTAATTTCTTGGAGTTCAATTACCTTTATTTCATTATCATCGTTTTGTAATTCATCTACCTCTATTATTGGTATTCTACTTGGAGTTCTGTTGTTTGTATCATTCTCATTATCACTGTCATGGTCAACACTATCACTATCACTATCGCCACTATCGCCACTATCGTCACTATCATCGTCTGTAGCATTACCATCGTCTGTAGCATTACCATCGTCTGTAGCATTACCATCGTCAGACACATCAATTAATGGTATAACACTATCATTTTCGTCTATTTTATTATTATTCATATGTGTCTGTGTCATCATTTGATGATGTCGCATCATGTTTTGATGTTGAGACATTTCCATATTTGTAATAAACGACTGTAATACTTTTGCTTGTTCCATTTGAGCTCTTTCTAACAAAGACAAACTTCTCTTAAAATAAAAAAATAACAAGGCTATTAATAAAAATACGATGCCTAAACATAGTAAAGTAATTGGATTTGTTAAAACTTCTATCATTATTATTTAATTACGATATTAATTAAATAGTAAGTGAACGTATTACATGTTAGATATTACGACGTATTACATGTCTTTTAGTAGTTTATTTGATTCTTCCAATATATAGTTAGGGTAGTTTAAATCAAATAATACCTTCACGCCTCCTCTTACGGATGAAATTCCTTTATTTATTTGATATGTATAGTTAAAACTGAATTCGTCGTCCTTTTTTACATTCATATGATGATTTTCCATCATTGGTTCTATTTTTTTACATAACTCTGTCAAATGAGTTGTTAATATAAAATCTATGTTGTTCTGTTTTATTAAATACTTTATAAACCCGTAAGAACTTGCACATGCTTCTGTCGGGTTTGTTCCTGAAAATAATTCATCAAATATACAAAAGTGTTGCTTACCATCTTCTAAACTTTCTAATATTTCCTTGCACCTTCTTGCTTCTGCTTGAAATAAACTATCTCTTCCAGATGTATCCGGTATATTCAAATAACAATGAATATGATTATACAGATTTACGGTCGCTTTTGAATAAAAACCGTATCCAATACTTTGAGAGAAAATCAGATTAAATAATACCGTTTTCAATATGGTCGTTTTTCCGGAAGCATTGGGACCGGTTATCGCAATATTCTTACTTAAATCTATGTCATTCTTTACGGGCTCGTTGAACATTAAATATGGATAATAAGCCTTTTCCATTTTAGTCTTCTTGCCGAATTTACATTTATTTATTAATTTCTCTCTACATAGATTGTTTATTCCATTCATATGTTCCATGAATGCGTTCAACCCTAAACTAAATTCAATCGTATTCTGGATATCTTTATTTATATGAAATTCGTAAAAGTATTTCATTATATATCCTATTTGTCTCGATTTTGTATGTAGTTTTTTTATGTCGAATTCGGTTATTACGTTTAGCTCTTCAAGCAGTTTCATACAATACTCTTTATGAGGATATATACTCTGTATAAACGGCAAATATGTATTATGTTTTACACTATACTGCTCTATTAGGCTCATATTTTCAATAGTGGTCGACAAATAATCTCTCAACAGAAACAAATTAGTATGAATGGATTTAAAATTTTTATAGAAACGATAACAAACAATCGTGTTTTGATAGATGGAAAAGAAATAAAACACTACTGATATAATGGCATATATCCGTTTTTCCCACGAAACATCTTCCATTAATGTAAATACATTTCCTAATGCGTGTTTAGAAAATATGCTTATTAATACACGATAATAGCTGGCCATAGTTATCGATATTCCGCTAAATTTTAGCATAAAAAAAGGCACTAGCAGCAGAATTATCGGCAAAATTAGACTTAGTATTGGACTTACTAAATTATATATGCTTAGTACCTGAAGAAACGGCGACGAATGATTTAAAAATTTGAAAAAATCTATATCCACATAATAATAACGGTCCGTGAACGTTTCGTCGTTTTTTATATTTTTCCATAATTCGTGGAAATCATCATATAATTTCGTTTTTGTTTCTAACTTATCGTCTGGCACCCATGACTGAATTATTTGCTGTGTTTGCTTCAAAAACAACTTGTTATTAGTATAGTATTCACATAGTTTACCTAAATGATTTATTCCTATTTGAGATTTCGGTTTTATAATGGTTTCTAATAGGCATTTTCTCTCTTCACTATCCTCGTTTAATTCCAATAACTCTAAATCGTCTATTATATTGCTGTCTAATTTTTCTTTATTTTCGACAAAAAATATTGGTAATTCAAAATTTGAATTCATCAATTACTATATTTGCCTAATTTAATATAGTCATTCTATACGAATGAGTGTATTATTATTATGTTTTTACTATATTTTACTATATTTTACTATATTTTACTATATTGACAAGTGGGATACATACATTACTTACCAATAGACGCTGGTAATTCTTCTATCTGTGTATCATAGTATTGCTCAATTTCCTTCATTTTTCGCACATCCCTATGCGTTATAAAATTTATTCCCATTCCTTTTCGCCCCCATCGTCCAGACCTACCAATTCTATGGATATATGTATGAATATCTTTGGGTATGTCAAAATTAATTACTGTGCTTACTTGTTGTACATCAATGCCACGTGCTGTCAAATTAGATGATATCAATACACGTGATATTCCAGTTGTAAACTCCTTATATGCCTTACTTCTCTCTTCCTTTTCCATACCACTATGAATACAACATACTGGGAAACTATCCTTTCGTAACGCTTCACATAAATCACTCACCCTCTTAATACTATTACAATAAATAATACATTGTTCTACTGTTATTGCTGCGAATAAATCCTTTAATGTTTCGTATTTTTGACTGTCATTTTCTAAAGCAACATAATATTGCTTAATTCCTTCCAAGGTAACACTTTCGGTTTTTACTAATATTTTTACTGGATCCCGCATAAACTTCTCGGTTAATGCCTGTATTTCAAGTGGCAATGTTGCGCTGAATAATGCTACTTGTATTTTATTTCCTAGAAATTGAAAAATGTTATAAACCTGTTCCTTAAACCCAACCGACAACATCTCATCTGCCTCGTCCAACACTAATAGTTTAATTGTCTTTGAATTCAGCTTCCTTCTTCTAAATAAATCATGAATACGTCCAGGTGTTCCTATTACTATTTGCGGACATATCTCCAACTCTTTCACGTCCTGTTCAATTGAACGCCCTCCAATACACAAGCCACATTTCAAATTCTCGGTAAACGACCCTATCTTAGAAATTACGGTATGAATTTGAATTGCTAACTCACGTGTTGGTGCTAAAATTAAAGATTGAACTTCGTTTAATTTTTCATCTATACATTGAATGATTGAAACTGTAAACGCACCTGTCTTTCCTGTTCCTGATTGAGCCTGTGCTATTACATCTTTACCATTCACTATTGGAAGAATTGCCTTTTTTTGAATAGGACTTGGATTTTCAAACCCATAACTATACACTCCGCGCAATAGATTTTCTTTCAAGTTTAATTCACCCCACTCATTCACTTCTGTAATATTATAATCCATATTGTTAATTATAATATAATATTTAAGTCAATATCGTGTAATAGTTTAGTGAGTTGAGTATAGTAGTTTAGTGTGTTGAGTATAATAGTTTAGTGTGTTGAGTATAATAGTTTAGTGTGTTGAGTATAATAGTTTAGTCAATAGTGTTACATATGTTATAACGCAACGATCCATTTATGACCTAATATAATAAATTATAAAATTGATATAAAATAATAATCTTATATTTTGTATATTATACATAATGGCAACCGTAGTTTATAATATACAGGATTTCGATAATATCAAATGGGCTACTGAGTTTATTCCAACATTACCCGAAAATACTATCAAATTAATTGATATGTTAACACAACAAGTCGGGTCGCCTAATTATGTAAAAACTCCTTTGTTTACTAGTAGCAAACAATCCAATACTGATAACAGTCATAATAATAAATCCCATAGAAAAAAACGACGAGACCAAGAAGAAATCAAACAGGATGATTGGACAGCTCTTCGTAGTTTTCAGAAAACGGAGTTTGCTGTTAAAGAAGGCATTGAAAAGGAGATTGATGGTATTCGTTTATTAATTAATAAAATGACTGAAAAAACATATGACAAAATTATTGAAAAATTAATTGCTGTTTTGGATGAACTTGAAAAAGATGATAACTGCGATGCTGTATATCTCAATAAAATCGGTCATGCGATATTTACTATGGCCACTGCTAACAAATTTAATAGTAATGTATATGCTAAATTAGCTAAGGAACTGAAATCGAAATACGCGTTTATGACCGTTATTATTACAGATAATATTACTGAGTTTATGAAGTTATTTGAAAATATGACATTTGTTTCACCTGACGAAAACTATGATAAATTTTGTGAAATGAATATTGTAAACGAGAAAAGACGTGCTATGAGCTTGTTCCTTACTAGTTTATATAATAATGGTGTTATTACATTAGACATTGTATTTAACAATATTCAAAATATCCAAAATATTATTGTTGACGAGGTTCGTATGAAAGATGAAACAAAACGGTTGGAGATTGAAGAATTATCTGAAAATTTATACATCTTTCTTACAAATATTGCGGTGTCTACACTAAAAACATATAATCAGTGGACATGTATTAATGATAATATTATTAAAGTTAAGAGTATTGATACCAAGGTATTTGTAGGCATCTCGCCCAAGACTAAATTCAAGCACATGGATATATTGGATAAATTATCAAAGCCATAAACAAATTAAAAACGAATACGTATATTCATATACACAAATATGATTAATTATGATAATAATGATAATTCTACAAACACAATGTCTAATGATACCAACCACGAAATAAAATATGAAATAATTGACACTCTATCGCATGATAATCAATATGTCGACAAAAATGAAATTAGTAATTTACTGAATGACGAAAACTTTTTTTTTGATCCAGAGGATGAGCATGGTGGTGAATGTTCCGAATTTAATGAAACCACATTTAATGATGATTTATTAGCACAGCACAACGATTATCTTGAAAATTATAATTTGAAAATGTTACACCATATATGTAAGTATTATAATATTTCTAAAACCCGTCTCAAGAAAAATGATTTGATTGAGCTTATCACTCAGTTCGAAAATGAGCCTGAAAATTTTCATATTGTATATAATCGTAAACGTTGTTGGCATTACATACACGAGCTTAAAAGTGACCCTTATTTTAGCAAATTTATTGTGTTCTAAAAAACGCATCGTTCTAATACACACATAACATACATTCGAAATAAAAATATAAATAGTAAATATATAATTACTCTATAATGGTGAATTCTATATTAAATCCCAAAATAAATTATCCTGAAATGAAAAAATTGGACGCTGAAGATAAACACTTTGATGCGTCTATGTACGAAATTAACGTTTTAGGGGAAGATATTGTCATTGCATTGGGTCAAGCTAAATATGCCTTTATTGATGATAATATTATTTATTACCCTATTTATTTAGTTAAAAATGACAAGGTTTCTACACAGATTGGTGTATATGAAATTATGGCGGAACAACTCCCCAATATTGTTGACGAAGATGGAGATATTGATTTGGCTGAAATAGACGAACCTCTTTTATATAAGTTTGTCAATAATAAAATACTTTTCGACAATACTACCCAAACACTCACTGACAAAAAAAAAGTTGCTAGTAAAGATGCCATCGACGATAATGCCGAGAAAGAAAAAGAAAAAAAGGAGAAAGATGAAGAGGAAGGAGAAGAAGGAGAAGAAGGCAAAAAGAAAGGCGAGACTATTGATGATCAAGAGGCTGATACTATTTTACCTGAACAAACACAAAATACTATGGAGAAAGAACTCCAAGAATATAAAAAGGATGCCGGACAACCATGGGTGCAAGAGTTTTTTAAAAGTAACGAATACCAAATTATGGATAATGAAGGTGGAGGTGACTGCTTATTTGCCGTTATTAGAGATGCCCTTAAATCAATTGATAAAGATACCAGTGTTATGGAGTTACGACGTAAATTGGCGGATGAAGTTACACCTGAATTATATGAAAATTACACGGAAAAATACAATATGTTTGTTCAAGCAATTCAATCTGGCGAAACTGAAATGAAAGAACTCAATAAATTAAATAATGAGCTTAGAGACCGGCTTCGTAATAGTAAAGAGAGAAACGAACAACAAACAATTGTTGAGCGCGCAAAAGAGGTCGCTAATAAATATAAACTATTAAAATCGCAAATGAAAATTTCAAAGGAAATTATGGGAGAATTTAAATTTATGAAAAAGGTTCGTTCTGTCGATGATTTGAAAAAGGTCATGAAAACATGCGAGTTTTGGGCAGATACGTGGGCCATCTCCACTCTAGAACGTATTATGAACATTAAGTTAATTATCTTTTCCAGTGAGGCATGGAAATCCGGTGATAAAAATAACGTTTTACAATGCGGTCAATTGAATGACCCTGTTTTAGAGCGCCAAGGCTCTTTTGAACCCGAATATTACATATTCTTGGATTATACTGGCGACCATTACAAATTAATTACATATAAATATCATAAAATTTTTTCCTTTCATGAAATACCATATACTATTAAACTCGATGTAACTAAAAATTGCTTACAAGGAACTTCCGGTCCCTACAAAATTATATCACAGTTTAAACAGTTCAATGAAGATTTAGGAATTGAAGAACCGATCGAATTAAATGTCGACGTTATTAACGAAAACGAAAATGGATTATATGACAACTCTATTGTATTCCAGTTTTATAATAAATCAAATGATAAACCTCTACCTGGCAAAGGTAATGGAGAGAAAATACCGATTGAACGGGTTAAAGAGTTTTCTCAATTAGCGGAAATTAATGATTGGCGAAGAAAGCTGGATAATGATTATGTCGCACCATTTGAGCTAGACGGACATAAATGGAAAACAGTTGAACATTATTATCAAGCAAATAAATTCAAAAATACCAATCCGGAATTTTATCTGCTTTTCTCTCTTGACCGTGGTGGTTCTAAAATATCCGAGGACGTTGACATGGCTAAATCAGCCGGTTCGAAAACTGGCAAACATAAAAGCGAGTTGTTACGTCCAAAAGACATTAAAATTGACCCTGCTTTTTATGGAGGGAACGAAGAATTGATCTTGGAAAATGGAATATATGCCAAATTTAATCAGGATAAGACTGATTTAAAACAAATGTTGATACAAACTAAAAAGGCAAAACTACACCAGTATAAAAAAGGACAAGAACCTGAACTAGCAAATGCTTTAATGCTTGTTAGAAGTAAATTGGCGAATTCAAGCAAATAAATATGTCTATCGTAAACACAATAAATATGTCTATCGTAAACACAAATAAATATTTATCTATATATGTATATAATATATGACTGATTATATACATAGATCTATAAAAGGTCTCAACTATGATTATTTAAACCATAGTAAACCTTCTAAAAATACAGTTAAAACTGGTAGAATTAATGACGATATTCTCTCTACGCTTCATACCTTATTTCTTGAAGCTGATGAATATGTAACTAAAAAGGCAAAGGGTACCTGTCTACAGTATACTATCTCTAAAATTCACTTGATTTCACAAATACCTAAATCAACTATGAACGATGGCTATTTTTTTCCAACATTTATTCAAACATATATTGACGAAAATGCCACATACAATATTCATTTTAATTGTAGAATTCAAAATCGTGATGTCAATGTTTATTTTGTATTAACCAGCGAACTTAAACAAGGATATGTTTATACATTACTTCAATATATTCATATGATGTACATGTGGATTTATATATTAAATGAATATGCTAGTAATTCTTGTTCTAACTCTATTTCTATTTATATTTATTTGACACCATTTGATAAACTATTGCCTAATAACCAGTTAGTTATTCTTGACACTGAACACGTTAATACTGCCTATACAACCGGATGTAAAAAAAATACTGAGATCGTTATCTACAGAAACGAAGAATGGTTTAAAGTTTTTATTCACGAGACTTTTCATAATTTCGGTCTTGATTTTTCTGATATGAATTTACATAGTGTTAACCGCAAATTAAAGGATATTTTTAATGTTAACATTGAATTTAACTTATATGAAAGCTATTGTGAATTTTGGGCTAGAACAATAAACACGTTTATGTACACATATCAATCCCTTAAAATTAACGGTAACACCGATAATAAACCGTATCATACATCTTTTGCTAGATTTAAGACCGCATTTAAAGATAATATGGTCAATGAATGTAAACATTCTCTATTCCAAGCTTTAAAGATTTTACGTTTTATGGATTTAAACTACAAATTGGTTACTGGCAAAAAACATGAAAATATTGGCATTTGTAACTATTTATATAAAGAGAAAACATCTGTTTTTAGTTACTACATCATTACTAGTTTGTTAATTAACAATTATATGGAATTTATGTCGTGGTGTTATACAAACAATAATAAGTTTTTTCAGTTTAAAAAAACTCCTGGTAATTTGGATGAATATATTTTCTTTATATACGAATGCTGTAAAAACAAAAACATTATTAAAAATACCGTTGCGATTGAAAAAATGTTACATTCAGACAATAATATGTATTCTTCTCGATTAAAAATGACGTCAAATGATATTGATGTTCTTTTTTCCACATAACTAATATATTGCGCCCAGTGATATGTGTTATTGTTATTGTTATTATTATTGTTATTATTATTGTTATTGTTATTGTTATTGTTATTGTTATTGTTATTGTTATTGTTATTGTTATTGTTATTGTTATTGTTATTGTTATTGTTATTGTTATTGTTATTGTAAAATTAAAAATTGATAGTATATATTATGTTATAAACATTGTCATATTAGAAAAACAATGGGTATTAAATATCTCAATAAATATCTACAGTCTAATTGTAGTAACTCTATTAAACAGATTAGTCTACATGATTTGAGGGACAAAAAAATCGTAATTGATACAAGTATTTATTTGTATCGATTTTTGGGCGAAAATGCTCTTCTCGAAAACTTTTATTTGATGATATCTATATTTCGAGAATATAATATTATCCCGTTATTCGTGTTTGATGGTAAACCACCCAAAGAAAAGCTCGAATTACTACAAAAAAGAAAACAAAACAAGAAAGATGCCGAATACAAATATAAACTATTACAGTATGATATGAAACATAACTTACACAATTTTGACGTTGAAGAGGTAAGAGAAATGGAAGATAATATGACTTCATTAAAAAAAGAATTTATTCGCATTCATCATACTGATATTGAAAATGTTAAAATCCTCATTCAGTCGTATGGGGTTTCTTATATTGATGCCCCTGGTGAGGCTGATAAATTGTGTGCTAAATTGGTTTGTAAAAATAAAGCATATGCTTGTTTAAGTGAGGATATGGACCTATTTGTCTACGGATGTAATCGTGTTTTACGTTATTTGAGTTTATTAAATAAAACGGTTGTTTTGTATGATTTTAAAAATATGATGAACGAGCTACATCTTACACATGACGAATTTCGCAGTTTATGTATTGTTTCTGGCACTGATTATACAGTCGTTAGTAATAACGATAGTATTAATGAAAGTATTAACAATGAAAGTAATATTGATAGTAGTAACAATAGTATTAACAATGAAAGTAATAACGGTAATAATTTAATCAAGTCGGTTAAGTATTTTAAAAAATATAAAAAGGATACTGAAAACAATAAAGACAATACGTGTGATTTTTATAAATGGTTGGAAGATAATACCAATTATATTACAAGTTCCATTGACTTGTATATTATTCAAGACATGTTTAGTCTTGCTAATATGCCGGAGTATAAACCATATGATAAACTTAAAATATCAAATGGACCTATTAATAAGCATAATTTAGCTACTATTATGGAGAAAGAACATTTCCTGTTTACGTGGTAATTAGTTTTCGAATAAAAATAATATTTTAGAATACAAAAATTTTATTTTTAATTTTTATAGGGTTGCTTATTGTTTATTGCTTATTGTTTTTTGTTTTTTATTTTATTACGCTTAAGCAGTGACGGTAATCTTGTCAGATGCCTTGGCAAAGTGAGGAGACATATACTTCTGGAGGTTGAAGTAGGTTAGCTCGTCACCCTTCTTCAGCTTGAGAAGACCAGTAAGCTTCTTGTCGGCAATAATCTTGCGACCATTATCCTTGTCCTGAAGCTTGTGCTCACGGATGTATGCGTTAATCTCACGGGTTACCTCTGTGCGTGCCATCTCAGTTCCCTCGGGCTTTCCTAGGAAACCAGCAAGCTCGTTGGAGATGAGGGTTGGCTTGACAAAACCAGAAGGGGCACGATTGCCGGTCTTTCTCTTACGCTTCAGGCTAATCTTAGCAGCAGCCTTTAGGTCACGGGTTACCTGACGCTCAAGCCCGCGGAACTCGGTGCGGAGGGAGGACATCTGGGCACTTACTGCCTGTAGCTTTACCATGAAATCAGAGAATTGTCCAAACACGCTGGAAGTTGTATCCTCAACAGTAGATGTAGATGCCTCGGTCGCGACCGCCTCGACAGAAGCAGTCTCGACTTGGACAGAAGCGGCAACCTCAGCTACGGGAGCAGTGGTCTTGGGAGCCTTTGATGCGGTCTTGGGAGTAGCGGGAGTAGTAGTCTTAGTAGTTCTTACCATTATACACTACTAAGACATATCTTTTTAAGCTATTTAACGCAATATATATTATAAGGTGATATTTATGATTGAATAGCATCATAAACGTTTCCCTAAATATTCTATTTTATACGATTTTTTTACGATTTTACAATTATACAATTAATGGGATACCGATTGAAATAACCATGGTAGGGCATTTCTAGCATCATCACTTACCAAGGTTAATGCTGCTAAAATATAGTATGCTCCTAAAGAACGGTTATCTACTTGATTACTTGACTTTACCAAATACTCCATTATCCTTACTGCTTGTCGTCGCACTTGTTCTTCTGTTTGATTTTGCACTAGTTGGAAATTCATCTCGACAAATGGGTTTCCGTGTGGAGGTACTATTGTTCTCATTAATATTGGTGTTAGTTGTGCTCTATAATGCCATATATCATACATCTCGCGGATAAATACAATTGTCATAAATTTAGATAAATTCGAAAACCAACTGCTATCAGCATAATTTCCTAATTCATTTATATCTTGAAATAATCCTATTATCGTCAACTCTAATTGTTTCTTTGGATCAATCACTTCTATCTTTAATACGGTTACTTGCTCCATTTTTATCTTCTTCGCTATATTTATATTATTGTTGAATGTTAACATTGTTGACTTATCAATTGGTTTCCGATTATACGGATTTAATATTTTTAAATTTTTAAGTTCATGATATGGTGTTGTAGTATGTAATAAACTATTAAATGAAATTATGTCAAAACCATACACGTCCCCGTCGTCGTCTATAAAACTGAAAAACTGATTAAATGGTATTTCTACCAATGGCTCTAATGTCGCAAAGTCTGTATCATTTTTACATATACTTCTTTGGCTCATCTTAAATGCGGGTCCTGCGTTTTTTATATACTCCCTCATAAGATTTCCTCTTGCCACTTTCTGTATCTTTATCGCATATCGTGAATATTTTAAATGGTGATATATTCTCTCTATTAATTCATTCTTGTTCCCCGACTTTTTTAATTTATAATGACTACACATATCCTTTAGTTCGGATATTTTGTGATTTGTTGTCTTAACCGTCTCATACTCATCCATTGTTAATATATGAAACACTATATTCGTTTCTTTTTTAACCTTTGTAACACGTGTCTTCTTTTTTACTTCTTCATTTATAACTGGTGGTGTAGAGAGATATTCTGTCATTATTAATATATATAGATATATTTATTTATACTCTTTATTTATCCTATTTTCTCTCTACGTATACATTGTAATGATGGAATCCATCGATACACTCGTGTTGCTATAACACATTTTTTCATAATATATTTTTTGTAATGTTTTTTTCACACTCTACATAGATAAATATCAAATTTAATTAAATAAATATTAAACCTTACATGCTATATATTTATTAGGGATATTTACTAATTATAAAAAAAAATTGATTTAAAGAA